TCTTTTAAAGACCACGAATACTTTGCAGATAGTAGTGCTTTAAACCAATTAGAAGCCAATATTTTGGACTTAATTAGTAAGGACAAGCGTATCACAAGCGAAGTAATTGCAACCACTCTAAACGTCTCTAATAAGGTCGTAGATGAAGCAATGAAAGGACTTGTTGATAATGAATATTTAAGCGTTAAAGAAACTAAGGTTGGAACGGATATAATAATTGAAAGAGAATTGACTGCTCCAATTTCGGAACTGCAAGGTAAGAAGCCAAAGGTTACTGAAATAATGATTAGATATTCTTACGATTGGAGGGCAGGATTTTCGGACAAAGATTATGATTCATCAAGACCATTTTGCCAAAGGTTAATGGATTTAGATAAGTTTTATTCTCGTTCCGATATTGAGCAAATTTCAATGATAATGGGTTATTCTGTTTGGGATAGATGTGGAGGTTGGTATACAGTACCAGGAACAACTAAGCACGAATATCATTGTAGACACGAATGGAAAGCAAATGTAGTTACAAAAAAATAATTTATAAATGAGCAAAAATATTCTATTCATAACAGAACAGACCTTTAAGGAAAGAACAGGTGCAAGTAATTCTATTGATGGGAAGCAATTATTCCCAATGATAAAAGTCGCTGGGGATATTTATATTCAGCCAATTCTTGGCAGCACACTTTACAAAAGGTTACAGACTGGAATAGATTTGGATAATTTAAGCGTTAATGAAAAGACTTTGATTGACGATTATATGACCGATGCTTTGATATGGTACACGATGTCAATGCTTCCAATGACAATGGGCTATCAATTATTTTCAAAAGGATTTTTACAAAAGACAGCTGAAGAAAGTCAGGCACCATCAAGGAGTGATTTGGAGTTATTGGAGCAGAAATATAAGTCAATGGCTGAGTATTATAATACTCGGATGATTGCCTACTTAAAAGAGAATTACACACTTTATAGTCAATACCTAAATTACGGAATGGGATTAGATGTAATTTTTCCTGAAGATAAGGCATACACTTGTCCGATTTATTTGGGTGGAAATGAAAGAAGGTCAGCTCGTTATGTGAATAGCTCAAGCACTACGCCAAGTCCAAACGTAGCTACTTATGTTGCGGTTGGTAATGAAACCACATTTACAATCGTTGCTATGTCCGGTAGGGTTACTTACTTTGCTTCAAGAGGTGGATTGAGTAAATCAATTACAACCACAGCAACTGCAAATACACAATATTTACAAATAACTTCAGGCATAGTTACTTTGCCTACTGGAGATATTGCTATGGCTGGAGAAGTATTTACATTCTTATACCAATAATTATTTATGAGTAAAGGGTACAAAAAAGAGTACATCAACAAAGTAAAAGAAAAATTTAATTACAACTTAAATGACTTACAATCAAATAGTAAAGGAAATACAAACCTTATTGGAATCAAACCAAATGATTCACTCAGTAAGGTTTGCAAGTCCGATAGAGTGGTTAAATTGGGATGAGCAACCAGTCTTTCCTTTGGCTGCATTTTCTATAAATAAAGGCGGTTTAAACGCTGGTAGGGAACAGACTTATAGCATTGAACTTTGGCTACTTGATAAGTCAGGAGTTGAAAGTGAGTTTGAAACTGAGGTTGTAAGTGATATGCATTCCGTTGCAGCTGACATAATAAGCACTTTAAGAAAGGGAAGCAATCCTTACACAATAGACACACAAATAAGTTGGGATGCGGTAAGTGAGAAATATGAAGATTATTTAAGTGGGGTATTTTTGACTTTTAATATTTCAATCGTTTCTAAGTTTGATGCTTGTTCAATGCCTACACCTAATTATTTAATGACCGAAGATTCTTATAATTTATTAACTGAAAATAACAATCCAATAATTTATGAATAAAAAAATAAGTGCATTACCTACGGCTGATGCCATAACTGGAAGTGAGATAGTTGTACTAAATCAAGATGGAACAACTAAGACTGCAACTGTAACTGATTTGAAAAAATATAAAGTTTATACAGCTTTATTGGAACAAAGTGGTACTGATACTTCTAATCAATTTATTTCAAGTGGTGATTTGTTAATTGGTAGAACATACCAAATTGATACTGCTGATAATGGAGCAGATTGGACTAATCTTGGCTCTCCTAATAACACTCCTGGTACTTATTTTATAGCTACTGGTACTACTCCAAATAGTTGGGGAACTGATGGTGGTGGTCAATTAGTTTATCAAAATGCTACTCCAATAATAACAATTCTTGAAAATACTTTAGGATTTAATATTTATTGGAGTTATGATTCGGAAGGAAGTTATTATGGAAAAGCTATATCATCAAATTTCCCTTATAATAATACTTATTTAAACGTTCAAGTTGGTTATAATAATTCTCCTTATACTGCTTATGGTGCTGTATATAGTGATGATAACGAGTATGTAGTTTTGCAATTTTTAGATAATACTTGGAATGCTGTAAATATAGATGGTCAATACTTACCTTTAGAAATTAGAGTTTACAACTAATATGAAAAAAACAATAATACTTTTTTGTCTTGTCATTTTTTGCCTTGTCAGTTTTGGACAAGTTTATCAGGAAATGCCGCAGTATGGATATCGTGCTAATAGAATGGTTTTTGATTCTACTTTGTCAATTCCATCTGTTTGCGGAGTACCTACGTTAAAATCTAACTTGATTAAAAAGGCGGCTATTGCTTTTGATTCTTGCAATAATAGATTTTACTATTACAATCCAAAAACTAAAGTATGGTCGCAAGTTAGTGGTGGTGGTGCATCATTTGATAGCACTTCACTTTCAAATAGAATTGATTTAAAGATTGATTCATTAAAAAGATTTTCGGATTCGGTTTATGCTTATCATAATGGAATACAAGTATTTCAATATAGAGATAGCACTTTTGATAGCACTTCACTTTCAAATAGAATAAATCTTAAAGTTAATATAAGTGATACGAGTACAATGCTTGGAAATTATTTAAGGAAAATTGATACATTATCTTTAAGTAACAGAATTAATTTAAAAGTTAATATAGCAGATACAAGTGCTATGCTAAGTCCTTATCTGCATTCAGTAGATACTGCAAACAAATGGATTCAAAGCATTACAAGAACTGCTGGTAAGGATTCAATAATATTTTACAAGGGTGGAGTTAGGTTTGCTATTAAAGATAGTGTTGGCGGTGGTGGTCAAAATGGTAGGTTCGGAAATGATACTGCTACGGTTGTAATGGTTAAGATTCACAATGATGCTGGAGTAACGCTTACCAATGGAAAGGTTGTGGCATTAACAATGTCAGGAAATAACAATGAATCACCAGCGGTAAGATTAGCGAATAGTAAACACGATTCTACTTCAGCAAATACACTTGGATTCGTAACTGGTTCAATAGCAAATCAAGATACTGGGTGGGTTATTTTAAGCGGTAAGATTGAGAAACTAAATACTGCTGCTTATTCAAATGGGGATATTATTTATCTTGATACCATATCAGGAAGTTATACAAAAGTTAAACCACAAGCTCCGACACATCTTGTATATCTTGGAGTGGTGGTAAAGTCAAACGCTGGTAATGGTGCTATATTTGTTAAATGTCAAAATGGTTACGAGCTTGATGAGATACACGATGTACAAATAAATAGCAAATTAAATAATCAAGTCTTAGCTTATTCCGATACTCAAAAGGTTTGGAAAAATAGAAATATTTATGCAATAGTAGATACATCAACAACGATTGCAACAAAGACAAATTTTGCACTAAAGGTCAACATTTCCGATACTGCTTCAATGCTTACTAATTACGCTAAGACATCTGCGGTTAATTTAAAAGTCAACATTTCCGATACTGCTTCAATGCTTACTAATTATGTAAGGACTTCAAATTTAGATTGGAATGTCAATCAAGCATATCAAGCATTGGGAAGCTCAGTAAAATCTATAAATTTAAACGTGCTTACTGTTGGAGCAATTACAACAAATTTAGTTATAAATAATGCACAATTATATTTAGTAGCTTGTTACATTCCAAAGGCAACAACTATTACTGGAGTTAAATGGTATGTTGCTGGTAAAGGAACTTATGTCGCAAATAACTATAACGGATTTGGTTTATATTCTTATTCAGGTGGAACGCTAACAAGGGTGGATTCTACGGTTAATGATGGAACAATATTCACCGCTCCTACTGCAAACACTTGGAGTAGTAAAGCATTTGCTTTTACTTATTCTGCAAGTATTGGAGTTTATTACATTGCTTTCTTAGCTAATAATTCAAGTGGTTCAGTATCGCCTTATATGGGATGCGGAGCTGCAACAGCAAATAACGCTACAAGCACTTTTGATTTTACAAATTCAGCAAAACTTGCTGGATATATTACTTCACAATCTTTATTACCAACTACAATAACTATGAGTAGTGTAACAAATAGTTATCAACCATTTGGGATTTGGCTATATTAAATTATAATTATGAACACAAAACAAATACAACCGACAACAATCTTTACTTCCAATGGGAATAAAGTTGCTACAATTTTATCTTTAACTAACTTCTTTGATTATCATTTTGACAATGGCAATGGTAAGGTAAGTTATAAACTTATCGGAATGGAATCACCGGGAAATACAACTGATGAGAACGGAAATGTTATTGCACTTCCTGAATCAGCTATTGAATTGTTTGCTGGTAATGTTGAAATCTCATCTACTATTGTTCAACAATGGGGAGCAAGTGATGATATTATATGGACTTATGTTGCTAACGTTTTAAATGTAGTTTTATTATGACATCACAAGAATTAACCAATGTCTTAATTGGAATAGTAATTGCCATTATTGGATATATAGGTCAAATGCTAATTAAGAAAATAGATAAGTTTGAGCAGACTGTTCAGGGAATACTTATGTCCGACATTAGTAATAAGAAAGATATTGAACGATTAAAGGATGATGTAAGCGACCACGAAATAAGAATTGTTAAATTAGAAAAGTAAATTAAAAACAAAAAAATATAAAAGTATATGAAACAATCTACATTTTTAAATTTGAATCTTGCTGACTTTGGCAAAGGTTTAATCTTAGCAGTTTTAACTTCAGTAATTACAATAGTTTATTCTACTGTTCAAGCTGGTTCATTGTCTATTGATTGGAAAGTAGTTGGAACAACTGCATTAACTACTGCTCTTGCTTATGTAATTAAAAATCTTCTTACTAATTCAACTGGAGAAACATTCAAAAAAGAAGCATAATGAGGGTAATAATTTTATTACTTTTATTAAGTGGGTGCTATTCGGTTAAAAAAGCTGAAAGGCAAATCAATAAAGCACAAATCAATTACCCTGAAGTTGTTGCTACAAAATCGGCATTGTGGTATCCTTGCATCCCGATTAAGACAACTTCCGATTCAAGTCAATACAAGTCTTGGTTTGATACAATAAAGGTCTTAAATGACCTAAGAATTGATACAATACATCAAGCAGATACTATTGAGTTATTGAAGTATAATCAAAGATTAGTTTACATATATAGAAACATTTATAAAAACTTGCCAGTCATCCACGATACTATTATTAAGCAAAGTATGGCTGAAAGGACAATCATTGAACAAATGATTTCGGAACGAGAACAAGCTCACAAGAAATATGACAATAGCACAAAGTTAAATTTGTGGTTATTAATGGCTTTACTAATTTCAATTATCGCTCACTTTTTTAGAAAGTAAAAATGATACCATCAAAGAATTGCATTGACCTAATCAAAAAATATGAGGGCTGTGTTTTAAAGGCCTATCTATGTCCAGCGAATAAAGTTACTATTGGATATGGTAACACTTTTTGGGCAGATGGGAAGTCAATAAAGATGGGCGAGGTCATTACTTTGGAGGGTGCGGAGAAATTATTATTGCAAACTTTAAGCAAGTTTGTCACAATTATTAAAAAGAAAGTGACAGTAGAATTAAATCAAAATCAGTTTGATTCATTATTAAGTTATACCTTTAACACCGGAGGTTCATTAACCTTGTTCAATTTAATCAATTCTAAGGCATCAAACGAGGCAATTAGAGAGTGGTTTGAAACAAAGTATATAAGTGCTAAAGGAAAGGTTTTAAAGGGTTTAATTGAACGTAGGAAAGCAGAAGCAAATCTATACTTCAAAATATGACTTTACAAAAAGTTAGAACAAACCGAAAACGATTATTCTTTGATATTGAGGTTTCAGCCAACATTGGCTTATTTTGGCAATCAGGATTCAAATTAAACATTGGGCCTGAAAGTATAATCAAGGAACGTGCTATCATCTGCATTTGCTACAAGTGGGAAGATTCTAAGGAAGTACATTCTTTGGAGTGGGATTCCAAACAATGTGATAAGACCTTATTGCAGAAGTTTGTTAATATAGCAAATGAAGCTGATGAGCTTATCGGTCATAATGGAGATAGATTTGACTTGAGTTGGATTAGAACCAGGTGCTTATTCCATCGGATTGAAATGTTCCCTAAATATGTTACCATTGACACCTTGAAGATTAGTCGGTCAAAGTTTAAATTCAATAGCAATAAGTTAGATTACATTGCAAAGTTTTTAGGGGTTGGTCAAAAGATTAAGACTGACTACGGAATGTGGAAAGAAATAATGCTTAATAAGTGTAAAGTGAGTATGGGTAAGATGGTCAAATATTGTAAGATGGATGTCATAGTGCTGGAGAAAGTTTACAAAGAATTATCAAAGCATACTGAAGCAAAGACACATTACGGAGTTATCTTTGGAGCTGATAGAGGAAGTTGTCCTGAGTGCGGTTCTGACCAAATAATCAGGGCAAGAAAGATGGTATCTGCAACAGGCGTAAAAAAGATACAAATGAGATGTGCAACGTGCGGAAAGTATCATACTAAAATTGATAAATAATTACTAATTATATCTTAAATGTAAGGTTAAAACTGACAAACAAACTACAAAAAAACTATGAAAAAAGAAATAGA